ATGGAAATTCTTTTGATATTACTCCTTCTTCCCCGATGCTTGTTGTTGGAGGATAAGTTCTGCTTCCTGACGATTTGTTCTTTTCAAGCAATCGTCTAATTGTTTCAGTGACGCCATAGCCATGTAGTATTGCATAAGCAGAACTTTTTTTTTACCAGCTTCTATAATTGTCAGTAATTGTGCATGGTCATATTCTTTAACAAAAAAATACCAACGCCACAACGCCCACCAAAATAGCCGTATTTTCCAGTAACCATTAAGCACGATTGCGGCAGCGGCCTTGTGTAGAATACGCTCCTCGTATTTTATTCCAGTTTTCCCTGAATTTAGAATATCCGAAACCTTGCGCTCTGTTCCGAATTTTATCCACCCTATTTTGACTTTATCTTTTGTTCCCGGAATCTGGATTATATCATAGGTGTTATTACGTATACTATTTAGCTCTTGCCGTGTTCCCCTGTCTGGACTATCCATATTCTTTCTTTTTGTTACATTGGATTAGGGGCAAGGGAAACCCCAAGCCCCATCCCAATGATTGGTGCAACTAAGAAGTGGCACTGTATTCATACAATACAACATCACCGTCTGTATCACCTTTAGTAATGCCAGAAACGTCAAATGAAACGTTGTAGCCAAGAGGCTTTGTTGACGGAGCATCAAACTGTACGGAAGCATACCCTTCCAAATTCTTAATAACAAGAGCATATTTTTTGTCTTGCGAGATAAGCATAGCCATACCGGAAAGTTGTTTCTCGGTAAGATTTATCCCGGTTCCAACGGGCTTCCAATATCCAGTCCCCTCCGAAAGTGTTGCAGGAGTTCCACTTGCAGTATTTCCAAATGCTGTCTGCACATCTGCATTGATGGATGGAACAAAGAAGGTAAGGGTAGTGGATGCGGGTTCACCAGCAGCGGTAGCATAAGCTCTGGAGCTGCCGTGAATAAAGGCTTGATTCCTTGAAATCTCGCCCTGTGTGAAGTTTACGGAATCACGCAGAACAGGGAACTCATAGTCCCATTCCTGCGCAGCAATCAACTTTGCGCTTGTTTTTTTGTAACGCAAAGTAGATACACCCATAAACGCCAAAGTCAATTCTGAAACTGTTTTAATTGCCATAATCGTAAATTTTATTAATGTATTATTAAATCACATTGTATGTGCCATACGTAAAAGCCATTTTTCTGACCACCAGCAAAAACTATCGGATTCGCTATATGATACTTGTCACTTCTACTCGGTATCTTGGCGTAAGCGGATTCCTGCATTGTTGACAATGCAGAAACATCCTCTCCACTAAATGTTGACGAGCCAGAAGTAAAACTCTTGGCCCTCGCCCAAAGTGAAATCATTGCAGTCGTCATCCCATATCCACCCATATCATACACCCTTGCTGGCAATGATATTACGACATATTTTCCTACATCTTCGCTAATTGTGGATAAGGCCTCTGTGGTGACAATCATATCGCCTATCTCGGTAAAAAGCTCAACAAGGAATTTTAAGATGTCTTTTATATCATAATTTCCTGCTCCCATATTATTTTATAGGTCTAAGGTTTCTAATAAGCATGGATTCTCCAAATGCCTCAAATTCTTTTTTCGTAGCGGTCAGCACGTTAGCGCCCTGCATCTCCAAAAACTCCGAATATTCTGTTCCAGTACACATCACAATCCCTGTTTTTGAACCCCTGAATGGCGGGTCGTAACTTGTCAAAAACTTTATTGACGTATCATCACCCCATCCACTGTCAGTTTTAACTATCCCGACAAACTTTTTTCTAAAGTTGCCATCATAGTCACGGAAGTCCACCAATACCTCCCCACGAGTAACCTTTACACGTATTGGGGGCCTTAATTTTGAGTTCTGGATTATCTCAATCAGTACGCCGTCTTTATATATTCCAACAGCATAGGATGTAAGTGTGTTCCCAGTAAGGTTCATATACTCTTTCTCAAATTCAGCACTTTGAATCAGTTCGTATGCAAGTGACACAAGGGCTTCATATAGGTTTGGCCATACCAAATCCCAAATCTTCCTTTTTGCAACCTTAAAAACGGCATCATTTGACATCCTTTTCATTTGCCAGTATTGTTAAAATAAAGGTGTGTACCAAAATTGGTGGTTACTGGTCTGGAATTAATCTTTCCACGTATGACATCCCCATTCGAGGGGATTGTCGCCTCAACAATGTCGCCTATCATAAAGACCAGTTCATTCGTTGGAATGGAAACTGTAAAGTCTGACATAACTACACCAGAGGATGCATAGGAGCGCATTGTTTTGAAACATCTGCCCTCTCCATTGTAGATTTCATCGGGAGTGTCACTGTCATCGTCAAATTGACTTGTAGCCTTTTCCCTTGTTATCTTTATCTGGTGTGGGTATCTTGGATTTTCCATGTCTATAACCTTACTATACGTATTGATGATGATGCCATCACGGTTTCCCCATATTTCCGATAAATGGCATTTGCAATCCGCTCCATCCTCCTTTTATCCTGTTCTGATAATTGAATACCGCCCTCACGATGTCTCCAGTCCCCGTCTGAATCGTCTACAACGCCAGACGTTGATGGAATTGTGGTGCAATATGAATAAATATCAGCCCTAAGAAGGTCTTTCTGTTCGACAGTCAAAGCACTAATGGTCTCGCTCTCCAATATACCCCTGTTGTCAAGTATAACAGAAATGGTATCATCAGGGATGTTGACCCCGATGATACCCTTCATATATTGGACTACTGTAACCATGATTAGTCTGCTGCTTCGTTAATGGATAAGTACAGCATCTTATTCACTGCGTAAGGCACGGGAACGCACAGTGAAGTTGCCGAGAATTTCTTGGCATTTTCACGAGAGAACACGTCTTCCTGTATAGCGATAGTTCCACCGTCTGCATAGTATACAGGAGCAATGGAAGAAGCAAAAATATTTGAAACCCTTGACCACTGGAATGAGCCCACGTTTCCTGCGGGGCGCAAAACAACAGTGTTTGCGTCAAAAGCAGCAAGTTCTTTGCGCTTCAGCTCTTTGTTTGCATCTATGTATTCAGTAAATCCATAGTATTCATCTTTCTGGATAGGGGGAAGCCCTATGCCACGAAGATAGTTTGCCAAGTCATCATCTGTAACCTCAACACTTGCGTAGTTTGCGGTTTCCGAAAGACCCCCTGTTTTCCAAACAAGGACACGTTTCTTTGTGTCAATGTGGTTTTTTAGCACTTCATAGGCGGCAACACTCATCCTAAATACCGAGTTTGCAGGTACGGCGGATAAGATATTGTTTACCCACGCAAAATGGAACATGTCCTTCAAGTCCCCAACGGGGCTTGCACTGTCGTGGCTCCATACGTATTTTGTCCCGTGCGAATATCCTGTAACCGCATATCCACCAGCTTTTTTCTTGTTGGCTGTGGGAACGCTAAAGCTGATTTGGAGGTTTTCAATACCACCATTGTTGTTCAAACGTGTAGTTTTGTAATACCCCAGAGATTCTACTTGTGCAGCAGTGAATGAGCGCTGAGAGTGAATACCCTTAATTAAGGAGTATACATCCTTGCGCCATGCATCAAATATTCTGCCAAAAATTTCGCCCTGCAAGAGAGCTTCTGCGTTTCTTGCATCATCATAGGCTTTTGCTCCAAACAGGTAGCCAAGTCCCATACGGGGTATGCTGGATGTTTGGACTTTGAAGCCCTGATTGGAGATGAGCGGAGTTTCGGCATCATCAGCCAAGTATGTAGCCATTACAGGTATCTCAATTTCGCCAATGTACTGCTTGAAATCCCTTGTTGGATTGGCATACGGCTCAACAGCCCACGTTTTCCTGTAATTCTCGGTGTCATACCAATTACGGGGTGCTGCTTCAAAAAACTCACGGATACTTGCATATCCCTTCAAGTTTAACGCACCATTAATCAGGTCATAAAAACCTTTATCTTGTATTCCTTGTAACATATTTTTGCCCTCCTTAAGATGTTATTTCGTTAAACATTTCCCACACAATGTGTATGTCACCTCCATTCTGGATGTTGGTGATTACTGCGTCAGGGCAATCAGGAATAGTGTTTTTGTACATGTACAGAACACCACGAGGTATATCAACAAGTGTGACATCACCACCGACAGTATCTTCTATTGAAATACTGTTCGGCTGACAGTAGATGGTTTTAGTGGAGCCAGCGGTTGCGGAAGACGATTCTACAATGTAATCACCAGCCCCAACATCATCAAAAGCTGCTGTTGTGACAGTGATAGTGTAGGTGTATTCGGCTTCTGTAACAGTACCGCAAACAACGGCTTTTCCAGTTCCAGTAACGACATCTGGCATAGCCATGATAACCAAACCCGCTTTCAAAACGGGTGATATGTGGCTCTTAACAAGCACAATGTCAGTCGTTCCAGCCACGGCGTCAGCCGTAACCGTCTTAACCTTCCATGCCTTTAAGAACTTCACAGTCCTGTCCGCGATATTAAAATACATGGGAGTTCCGCCAGCAATGCGCTCACCTATGGCGAGGGCATTGGACACAACCGCCCCGTGCATCCTTTTAGAACAGGGAGCAGCAAGCAGGGGGAGTGTTCCGCCCACCGACCGCGTAGTAGTTGTAAAAGAGTTCCAAATCTTCATAATTAAATCTGTTTAATTGAATTTTTCATACTTTCGGCAAACTCCTTTTCTTCCAGATCACGTTTTTCCTTGTCTATTGGCTGTACGGTGATTGGCCTGGATTGTGGGATATAATACCCTGCTTCCGTTGCGGCTGACGATTCCTTGTCGTACATCTCTTTGAGCATAGCGACATTTTCTTCAACAGTCTTTGTGTTATCTACATTATGTAGCACAAGCCTGAGAACCAAATCATCAGCACATCCAACCTCCTTTTTCAACAGACCGCTCTTAACGTCTGCGGAGAATTTGGCAGCTGCCTCTTTTGCCTGTTTTTCGGCTTCTCTTGCGCTGATTTCCCTGTACTTCCTTTCTATTTCCTCAAGCTTCTGCTTGATTTCATCTGGAAATTCAGGGCTTTTCAGCTCTGGCGTTGTCTTGGGTTGCGTTTCCTTCTTTGCGCTCTTGGACATCTCATCCCAACTTTCCCAGCCCAGAGATTTCGCAATGGAGTTGAGTTCTTTTTGGGTTTTCGAGGAAACAGAGCCAACTCTGCGGTCTATTTCACTCTGTAATGGCGCAAGGTAAATCCCCGCACTCTTAACAACGTCATCAATGTTGTCATCTTTTACCGTTCCCGATGCGGCAAGTTTGTCCGCAAGTTCGTTAAAGGCCGTGTCGCTAAACCCCAAAGGGGAATATTCGGTTTTTAGCTTTTCGTAGATTTTGGTTTTCATAAAAAATAATTTATTGTTTAGCCGCACAAATATAGTAATAATTTTTATAATGTAACAACTTTGTTATATTATATTTGCCTTAAACATTGATAATCAGAGTGTATAACTGCTACATTATTGATAATTAGGCTATAATATAAACATTTTATTTTAATTTTGTATATTTGTAGCGCTTATGAGTAAAACAGAACAGATATATGACCCCGTATTTGCGGCTCATGGAATGAGGGTATACTCTCGTGAGTACGTGGCGAGGGTCAGGGAGGAGAATGAAAGACTCCGAGAGGGGGAGATACTCTACAATATATGTCCGCAGGATGGATTTCAGGAGCGTGTTTGCGCCTCTGATGCTGGGATATTAATAATCGGTGGAAGGCGTGGCGGTGGAAAGACGATAGGGATGCTGTTGGCTGCAACGAGGTATATAGAGAACCCAAACTATACCATACATGCATTCCGTAAAGAAGAAGAGGACTTGCGCAGAGGGACATTCAAGAGTTCAAAAAAGATTTACTCACAAATAGCAAGAATAACGGAATCAAGCATGATGTGGACATTCCCAAGCGGAGCATCTGCGAAATTTGAACATCTTCACGATGAGGAGCAAATAGACAGACGATTCAGGGGTGTTGAGATACCAGCCATAATAATTGACGAGTTGCCACAGGTTACATCTGAGACGTTTTTTACGCTTCTTGCGGCAAATCGTAACTCATACGGAATACCAAATAAGTTTATTGCATCATGTAACCCAGTTGGTGAAAGCCATTGGCTGTACAAGATGCTATCATGGTGGATAAACCCAGACACAAGGAAAGTAATAAAGGAGCGTGATGGACACAAGCGTTATTTCTACAAATATGGAAATGATATAACGGAAATATATTGGGGTAATACTCCAGAGGAGGTATACCAACAGGCAGCCGAAAAGATTGATAAGATATGGGACAAGCGGCTTGAGGTAATGGGGCGGTCAAAGTTTGACCTTATAAACTCACTGACATTTATCGAAGGTAACTATTACGAAAATAGGATATTCGTAAAAATTGACCCTCAATATCTTGGTCGTCTTGCCGGAAGGGGCGAAAGAGAAACCCAGAAGGACATTGAGGGAACGTGGAGTGACGAAGATGATTCAATATCGCTAATAGGTATTGATGACATACAATCAATGCTCACAAATACTGAGCAACGTGACGGCAACCTACGTGCCGTAATAGACGTTGCCTTACAACGTGACGGTTTTGTTATAGGGGCATTTGACGGTAATCACCTGTTTGACCTTGAGATATACAAAAAGGTCGGGAGCATGGCTGCAATAAATCTCGTAAATAAGTTTCTTGAAAAAAATCACATACCTTTGAGAAATGTGGCATTTGACAGTGACGGGATAGGTCAATATCTGAAAGAGCCGCTAAAGGAGGGAAAGGGTGGTGCGTTTGCCTTTAATGGTAATTCATCATCAACAGACAGCAACGTGTGGCAAAACTTAAAGGCTGAATGTGCGGAAAAGTTCGCAATGGGATTAAAGGAGAGTCGGTTCAGTATATCGGAATCCCTTATTAACCGCAAGTATTTCGGAAAGAAGCTGTCAGATTACTTATTGGAGGAGCGTTCAGCGATAAGGAGAAAGATGAACGTAAACAAGTTCCAATTAATACCCAAGACTGAAATGAAAAAGATTCTTGGTGGAAAATCACCTGACGTTACAGATATGTTTATAATGTTCCAAGTTTTTGAAGTATTAAAACCTACAAAGAAGGGGGTTAAGGGACTTCAATATTTAATGAATTTTTAAGGTTTTAATTATTACTATTATGGAATTAGGAAAATTTAAGGGAAATGTACTTCTCCGTATGCCGTTCAAGAGAATTGTGCCGTTTAATATTTATTCGGCTGATTACAGCGGCTCATCTGGCTCCGTTTCCTCCTACCCCGTTGTGCAAGACGGGCAGGAGGTGGATATGGATATTTATGAAAGACCATTCAGCGAACTCATACCCCAGAGTGAGTTTCTAAGAGAATTTTATCCTTCTGGGCATAGAATAAATGACACGGGGTATTATCCAGACAAATTAACAAAGGTCACGGTGGATGGAAAGGAAAGATGGGCTTTTGAAAAAGTTTCAAGATGTGCCTTTCCGTTTCAGTATATCATTACCATAAAGCAGCTGATACACCTATGTGGAAACCCGATAAACTTCCGTGACTCAAACGTGTCTCCAAGTGATGAGCAGAAAAAGACACTCATAGAATTTAGACAAGGGTGGCTTGACAAGAACATGGAAATAGCATGGTACAACTGCGCCAAGAGCGAGAAGATAACAGGAGATGCGGCTTGTGTGTTTTATTATGAGGTTGATAGGAATAAAAAGAGGACTCTTCGGTGGAGAACACTCTCCCATCTTGACGGAGATACGCTATATTGCCACGATGACCCAATAGGGGGGCGTATATTTGCCAGAAAATACGTTATGGTTGATGACCAGAAAGAACCCACTAATTGCGTTGAGGTATGGGATGAAAATAATGTTTACCGCTTTGTCCAAAAGGGGGTAAAGGGTAAATGGTTTTCTAAGTCAGCATTTAAGGATATAGGGCTTGATGGCTATCAGCTTGAAAGCATTATGGAGCATGGCTTTAGTCGCTGCCCCGTTGCATACAAGAGGTCAATGATTGGTGCGTGTTGGTCTATGTCACAAAGCAACATAGACGCATACGAGATGTCTGTGTCGCAGCTGATGGAAAATAACAAGGCTTTTGCCTTTCCCATTCTCTTCATACGAAGTGAGGATGCTGAAATTCAGGGCACGGCAAATGGCCGCCCATTCGCAATACATGCCACTGGGGAACACGACGAGGCAAGTCTACTAACGAAGGCAGATGCAAGTGAATCCTTCAAATTGCAACTTGAAACACAGTTAAGGAACATCTTTCTTGGTTCCTTTACAGTAACTCCGCCAGAGGTTAAAAGCGGAGACCTTCCCGGAGTAGCAATCAAATTGATATACTCACCCGCACTTGAATTGGCTATGTCTGATGCCCGTGAATGGGACTTGTTTATTGACGACATGGTAGCCATATTCAAAGAAGGATACTCTAAGGAGGTAGGTCGTGTTTCAAGCTTTAACACAATAAACGTCAAGGGACAGATCACCCCCTACGTACACCAGAATGTTGCCGAGTTAATGAATGTCTTGTGTCAGGGCGTTCTTGCGGGAGCAATCTCGGTAGAATCAGCAGCAGCGAATGTTCCTTACGGAGAGAAGGATGAGTTCATGAGAATTCTGAATCAAAACAGGCGGGAGATAATTGGCTCCGAGAATATGGCTGCTGACATAAAGAGTGGTGTAGAAAAAGAGCTATCGTTGAAAAAGGAAGATGGGTTAAATGAAAGTAATATGGCACAAAAAATAGTTGCCGAAAATAAAAACAAATAATATGGACACGAAAGAAAAAGTATTGGAGTATTTGGGGCTTTCCAAAATTGGGCGGAAGTGCCCTACGGACAAAAAGGTATCTGAGTTTATGCCTGTTCTTGTTGAAAAGGCGAATGGCGATAGAACTTATGCCGTTGCCAAGTGGAGGGAGGAAATCAAAAGATATGAGGTAATATACGACCCCGATTGTGTATGCGTCATAACAAAGATTATCAACGGATATGACGCAGCACGATAAGGAATATTACAGAGATGTCACGAATAAAGTAGTTGAAGCCCTGTCATTACACCAAAATGTGCTATCCGAAGACCTGAATGCGCTCATACGTAAGATAGGTGCGCATTTCAGGGACAGGAAAGATGACAGGATAAGTGACTACATTGATGAGTTTGTCGCTCTTATCATTGCAGCACTCTCATTGCGAATAAGGGAAAGTGTAAGGATGGCAACGGAGACGGAGGATGACCCAATCCCAATCGAGGAGATGATGTTGAGGTCAAGATTCTTCTCTGAAGAGGCGTATGGCGATAGCGTTGAGAAAATGCGTAAGATATTTACAAAGGAGATAGAATATTTCGTTGCACTTGACATGCCATATTCCGCCATTACCGCATATATGAGTAACCCTACCGGGTTTCTCGCATCCCACAAGCAGGACATTGGGGCTTTCAAGCGTTATGTTAATGTAGGCACGGGATATACATACAAAATAAAATCCAACATATTCACGATTCTTGGATTCGCATCAATGGTTGCCTATGACCTTGCACTTACGGAACTCTGGGGGTATAGAGGTGATGTGATTGGGTATCGTGGCTACCGGAACTCTTCATTTGACTGCCCAGCGTGTGATGAAGCGTGTTCTGTGGTACACCCACTTGGCACAAGTGTGTTCCCTGTTCACATAAGATGTTGTTGTGTCGTTACCCCAGTTTACGGGAGCATGATACAGCGATTGTAACCCACGTTACATTAACCACCGTTACATACCACCTATGCCATTTTTATGTGATAGGTGGATTGTCTTAAGTGCCTGATACCACAAACCACCGCATTTTTCTTTGTCCAGTTTGTTTATATAAAAACGGGACTTTAATGTAAGGAATTTCTTACATTATTTTTGGTACATATTGAAAAATTATGTACCGATTTGGTACATATTTAAGTGTTTTTAAGTGGTCAGATTCGACCACTTTATCAATCTTATAATTCCGAGTCGTTTGTTTTGTGAATCAGTTGCGGTAATATTTACCGCTTCCAGTGCGTAGATTAAACCCTATTTAAGTTTTGTCTGCGAAACTAAAATAACAGGATTCTTATTTAAGTAGTGCCACTATATGTTTTCAAGTAGAAACTTTTGTCGATTAATTATACTCTTTCACGTATAACCGAAACTTCCACCATTTTATTATATGTTTTCG